AACACCGGTTACTTGTGAATCAAGGTCAACGGTATAATCATAAATATTATATAATTCCTTTCTATTGGGATTATCAACGTTGATAGCCATTTGATGTGCACGCCGCCATGCTCCGATATCTTTCTTTACTAACAGGTCGCTTTCTACCTTTAGTTGTGTGATAACCTTTTGTGATTTTTCCAATATACGGTTTTGTTCCGTCTTAGTCATTTTCTTTGCCATTACCAGTCGTTATTATTTTTTGTGTAACTGCCCCATTTCATTATACTTGCTTCTGCCGGGTCATAATCTTCCTGCCCTTCGTCTCCTTTGAGTGGTAAGTTGGGATTTAACCTACCGTCCCTTACTTCTTCCATCCACTTAACAGCACTTTCGTAGCGTTTCTCGCGGATAGAAAGCCCCATGTTTCCGGGCAACCAGCTTGCCATGTGATACAGTGATATATCCATGTACATCATTACAAGCCGCATATTACGCGCCTCGCCGGTTGCAGAGAATGCACGTTCTAAATTATACCTGCCACTGAGATAATCTGTCAGTTCTTCCCGTGCCATGCCTTCGGCGCGTTTCCGGTTCTCTTCGTCTGTCTGCTGGAAAACGGCTAACGCCTGTTTGTCTATCAGCGTTCCGTAATCCTTTTCTTCTACAAATGCCATTACCATAAGTTATTATGAGTTCTGCCGCCAAAACGCGGCTCAAACTGTGTTAATTGAATGTGTTTGCTTAATTTGTCTATTGCGGCTTGGTCCGCGTCCGGACTGTCATCATGTTCCTTAGCACCCTCTTCGATAGCGAGAAGTTGTGCAATACCTACCTGCATGTCGTTATTGGCTTTCTCTTTCACATTATAATATATACGTGATTGTTCATAAAAAGGAAGTTGGGAAACAATACGGTCAAACTTATTTGTCTTTGGTCTGTCTGCTTTTATAAGTGGGATACCGTGCCCTCTTTCCTTCACTACTTGGTCATATACCATTTTCAAAGCATCATTCCAGAATTGCGATTCAAAGTAAAAATTGATATGCACAGTTGACGGTAATGTATCGTTGTAATCAAACATCCATTTAATTGCGTCGTACATCTTGCACTGCCTTACAAATGCTTTTATCAGGTAAAATTTATCTCCTTTGAGTCCCCAGATTTTAATAGCATTAAAGTCGGCCGTTTTGCTTTCACTATAGGCGACATCCCACCATGACAGAATATGGTCGAAATGATTTAAGTGGGGTATTTCAGCCCATTGTATCATTTCATTTTTAAAGATTGTTCCTTCAACGTAGGGTTTGTTATTGTACTCTGATTGGAAAGACAGCATACCTATCTTCTTTGCGAGTTTTAAATAAAACTCTTTAGTGTACTTTTCTTTCCAATGTGGATTAAACTCCGCGTCTGTCGCGTCCTGTTGCCAATATTTAAAGCCTTCGCGCGTATCCCGTAGTTCCGTTAAGATAGTCAGTTTTGCAAAAACGTTATTCACATCAATAAACCGGCATCCACGTTCATCGGCACATGGTATCAGGTCTTCACATATCCAGTTTGCATACTCGCGGACACGTTTAGGGTTCTTGCATACTTGTTTTGTATCAAGGTCATCGCAGATAATGTAATCAGGTCGAAACTGCTTATAACGAGTACCGCGCGGAGACTGGCCCACGCCAATAGCGAAAAACGCACAATCGTTGGCCGTAATGAAATTACCTTCCTGCCAGTTCCCGCCTCCGAGCTGGTCGCCAAAATCATTTTTCAGACGTTGGTTTCCTTCTAATTCGGCTTGTAAGTCTCCTAACAGTTTTTTTGCCTTTTCTTCTGTCTGACCTACAAGTAACATAACACGTAACATCCCGTTACACCATAGCCATAACGGGATAAGTATATCACAGTGGGTTGATTTAGCGAGCCCGCGTGCCCATGCAAGTAAAAGGGCAATAAACGGGTCGCGTTTCACCATGTTTGCCAATTTTATGTGAAATGAGGCGCATTTACTGGATGCGTAATGAGGAAAATAGTATTCAACAAATTCCTCATAATTACCCAACAGCCTTTTTATACGTGCCTTTTGTTCTTCCGGTGTTTCAAAAAGGTTTATCTCTGTCTGTTCCTGAATTTGCCGTACCAGCTTCCTATAACGCTCAAGGGCCTTTTTATCTTTCTGAACACTCTGTTTCATTACCCTTTGTTTTTACTTTCAATGAAACGGAGACTCAATTCACTAAACTCCCTTAATTGTTTGGGTGCATAACGGCTCAACCATGCGCAGAAGTCCTCAAACACATCTATGTAAATGTGTGTAGGTGTATCACTGAACTTTTCTATTTCGCGCAAACATTCTGCTTTTGCGTCACTGAGGGCCTTATCCGGTATACCTCCTTTATCCGTTATCTTTTTATTGATTGCATCCAACTGCTTATAGGCTTCTTCGAGTAACGATTTGCGTGTAATACTCTGTATCTGCTTAGATGTATCCCAATCATACTTTTTCCGCCATTCACTTACTGATTTTTCAGAGACTCCCAGAAGAACGGCAATTTCCTTCTGTGACATATCACTTTTTACGAAAAGCCCTTTGGCTGTTTCCCGTACCTGTTCCCTGCTCATTTCCTTTTCACTCATAGGCTCGTATTTTTAATGTGTTGTGTAAAATTGCACCACAAAGTACGCGCGTGTGAATATCATAAAAAACTTATTATCAAAGCGTTGTAGTAAGTTAGTTAACCCTTTTATAGAAGTTTGTGAAGCGTGTTTTTGTGAACTTTCTTTGCGTCAAAATAAAGTGCGAAATGGCAAAATCATTTGTAATAGTAGACGAAAGTAGAGTGAATAGTTACGGATTCCGAACTATGGTAGATGGTATTGATTTAAAGCAATACAAAAGGAATCCTATACTGCTGTGGATGCATATCCGGGCGTACCGGGGCACAAAAGATGAAATACTGCCGTTGGGCCGCGTTGAGAATCTCCGTGTTGAAGGTGAGGAAAGAGGAAAAAAGAAACTGATAGGCGATTTTGTCTTTGACGAAAAAGACGAATTTGCCAAAAAGATAGCCCAAAAAGTAGAGGACGGTTTTATCTGCATGGCAAGTGCAGGGCTCGACCCGGTAGAATGGAGTGACGCGATAGAATTGAAGTTACCCGGACAAAAACGTTTAACTCTTACCAAATCCCGCATGTTTGAAATCAGTCTGGTTGATATTGGTTCTGACGATGGCGCACTCGCACTTTGGAAAGACGGAAAACTAATAACCCTCTCTGCCGGTGGCGACAATAAAGAAATTCCAATTTTTAATAATAACGAAAAAACAGAAGACATGAAAGCAATCGCTTTGAAACTTGGTTTGCCCGAAACTGCGTGCGAACAGGATATTTTGACTAAAATCTCAGTCTGCCTCGCTTTGCAGTCTGAAAATCAGACATTG